GTTTAGAACAAGGTACAATATCATATTATGTAATGAATGAAGAAGTAGATGCCGTTTAGGCACTACTTCTTTCGTACATTCACTCTATAAATAAATAATTATGGAATTTGAAAATCAAGAATCATTAGAACAATACATCAGAAATCTACTACGTGCTGGTGGTGAAGGAGATAACTTCATAGATGAATATATCGACTGTATATTCACTTATAGTTCATTAGAAGATTACGTTGGTGTAACAGACGAAGCGATATGGGAAGACTATAGAGATTGGATGGCAGAGTAGTAGTCGTAAATTCACTTAAACCAAAAACCAAAAACAATAAGTTATGAAGCACACACGCACAACAATGATGCTCACATTCGAGCAAGACGTTCAAATCGGAGAACTTAAAGCAACATTACATGCTCAAACATATCTAAATCATGCTGATGATAAGGAGTTTGATATTGAGTTTGTAGATATTGATAGAATTACATACCACGGGCATGCAATTGAAGGATATGATAATTGGAGAAAATTCAAGAAATTCCATGCTGATATGGGAATCGACTTTGATAAGCTACTTGATGACGAATTTAAGAAGATATTTACTAAAGAAGCCATTCGCAAACAAATCAAAGCATTGAATTTGAAGTTCTAAGGAAGGCAAAGTAACAGTCGTACATTCACACTATAAAATTAAACCAAAAACCAAAAATCATGAACAACAACAAAGTAACAATCGAGCAAGCGAAACAACAAATTATGGAAGGGTACAGTTCAATTTTAACACGTGAAGATGTGTTACATTTATTGGATTGTCTTGAAGTAAATACTGGTAAAATAGAAATAGATGATTCTGCTATTGATGATTTGAGTAGTGAAATTACTGATACTCTAAATAATGAAGGATGTGATATAGTAGATGATTATACGTTAACTATGAATTATGGTAGAGAAGTAGAATTAGATAGTATTGATTTGAATGGAAATAAAATCAAGGCGGCTGTAAAAGATGCTGTATACACTTTCATAGAAAATCTTAAAGAAGAAGCAAGTACTTAGGCACTGCTTCTTTCTTAATTTTACCTAAATAAAAAGTTATGAAACAAAAAATCGAAAACATTATTTATTTCTTTGTGGTTTGGTTCTGTACATCAGTATTTGTACTTGGACTAATCGGAATAATAATTAACGCAATATCAAAACTACACAAATGATCGAACTAACACAAACAGAATCTACATATACAGTAGAACTATACAACCATAGCTACTCAGTTACACGTCTAGAAGACATAAACTCTGGTTATATCAGCTATGATGTATTTGATGAAAATGGTGATTTAGTTGAAGATGAATTAGAAAACGAAATAGTTACTTATTTAGAAGAAAACCTATAAACATGAAAAAAGTAATAGCAGGAATAGGACTTATACTTAGTAGCTGTTCTACATCACCAAAACAATCATATACATTAGTTAAATATGTTTATGACTCAGTAGGAAATGAAACACATGTAATAAAAACATACAATCATATTCCAACGCAACAAGATTCAATTAACTTCTATAAAACAAACAACAATGGCAGAATTCAGTAAACAATATTGTGAAATAAACGATATGGGGTTTGATGGTGACTTTGATATATATGAAGAATGGTCTAAACTACAACCGGGGTATGCTGTTTCTTATATTTGTGAGGGATTTGGATTTAATGCAATTGGTAAGAAAGAGACAGGTGATGAAGTGATGGTGTTTATGGATGATTATGATAATCCTGAGAAAGGTAGGTGGATTAACTTTGATGAAATGTATTTGAAGGCAAAACAATAGTCGTAAATTAAGGTTATGAAAAAAATAGTAGTAATAGTATTAGCGTTAACGTCATGTACAACAACACGCATACCAAGTAGATTTTGTGTAGTAGTAGAAGATGTACATTACCACAAGAAAACATCTACTATTCATCCTAAAGGCAGTGATTATTGGTATCATTACCCAAACAACAATATACATAAAGGCGATACAGTAGAAGTATCTCTACTAGACAGAGTTCAACCAGGAGGAAGAAATGGTTGGTAGGCAAAATAGCAGTCGTAGATTTAATTAAACCAAAAATAAAATAGTTATGAAAATTGAATTTATTAAAGAAACAAAAGTTGACAGTAGAATCTTTTATTTCACCCGTGTTGATGGTAGGTTTATTGATGGTAGTTTATCATTCAAACAGGATGAAGCTAAAGCAATATATGACAACATTGTGAAGAATAAAGGTAAAATCAACTTTGAAGAAGTACTCGAATCAGTTGAAGTGGCAGAATAAGGCCACTATCTTCATGTTAACCAAAAAATAACAAGTTATGACACAATTCGAAGAAAATCACCCACAACAACTTAAGGAATTCATTCGCCAACTAAGAATACTCACAGACGAATTTCACCCAAACATATACACAATAGATGGTGTATTTGAGGGTATAGATAAAATAGAACAAGCAATTGAGAGTGAATTGGCAAAGCAACAATCGTAAATTCCATTAACCAAATAATTAAATATGACACACGAACAACAACTTAGAGAAGCGATTAAATTAGTAGTAGAACTAATTAAAGGTAATGGTTTTGTAATAGATGATAGTGATATTATGGATGGAAATATGTACATTACAATATGCAAACCACTAAAAGAAGATAGTGAGTAGGCAAAACAATAGTTGTAGATTCACATTAACCAAAAACAATAAAATATGACTAACAAAATCCAGTATTTAGCTTTTCCTTACAAAGGTGAAAACGTAGAAATTATTGAGATGGAATTTGAACGAAGAGAAGGTATTGAATTTCCCTTAGTAACTGCATTGGTTATATTATTTGAGAATGGAGAGACAGAGAAAGTATCAACATCAAACTTATTTTTAGGTAAAAAAACTTGGTTGTGATCAGGCAAAATAACAAGCGTACATTCAATTAACCAAAAAATAATAAAACATGGGATCAGTAATTGACCACATCGATTGTCCAAATTGCGGCAACGAAGCATACAGCGATTTTTACTACAAGACAGGAGAAGAATATGTTAACTGTCAACATTGTGGTTATCATTATTCAGCAGAAATTATCAACAGAGATAAACTGTTAACAGAATTAACAGATGATGATTGGAAAATAAGTGAGATAAAAGAACCATACGGTGCATATCGAATTAAATGTTATGATACAGTTGCGTATCAATGTGGTTCATTGGAGAATGAAGAGCAATTTGTCGAGTTATTAGCGAATGTAAGAGAAATAGATAATTTAGAATCATTTACTGTTAGTAAATTAGTTAATGGAAAAATAGGTGTTATACACGTCATTGATAATGGACCTAAATATGACGGAGCGGGTTATAGCGAAGAAGATAGAGATTGGGATAATACACTAATGGACGGATTAGAAGACGAGTAGGCAAAGTAATAGTCGTACATTTATTACGCACGATTGCATAATGCAATGATGTGTATCAAAACCAAAAAAACAAAAATATGGAATTATTAAACAAAACAGAAAACGTAGTAACACAACACATGTACACAATTCAAGATGAAGATGGAGTATTCTATTACAAAGAATGGTTATCTGAGGGTAAAGTGATTGATGCTATTCTAATGGATAGAGACGGTTATCAAATCGATGATGCAGAATTACTTGAGCGAGTAGAAGAATTCGTTGATAGTATGGAAGAGGCAGAGTAATAGTCGTATATTTACGTTAACCAAAAATTAAACAATATGCATTTAGAAATGACAAAAGAATTCGAGATTGAACTCGAAATGATCAACGCACGTATTATCGAAGACGAATCAGCATACGATCGTCTAAACAAGAAGGAACTACTAATAACGGATGCAGATCTGTACATCAATGGTGCTTATGGAGAAAATGAATTTGATAATTTAGAAGAGTGGTGTACATTAGCAGGCGAATTAGAGTACAATCCTGATTACTTGAAGAAGAATCCTACAGTAGTATTAGATAAGGTAAACAGAATGATTCAGGAAGGAATAGTGGTAGTGGCAAAATAAAGCCACTACCTTTACGTTAACCAAAAAATAATAAGTTATGCAAAATTTAATATTAGAATAAATATTAACCGCAATACAAGACGAAATTAACCAATACCACGAAGGTAATCTAACTATTTATCAAGCGATTAAAGGTATAGAAGAACTAATAGAATCATTACAAGATAATCGTTGGTAGGCAAAGTAACAAGCGTACATTTACATCAACAAAAATAATATATGAATAATAACAACACAGAACTAAAGGACATAATAGCGACGATGGATAGGATAATAGAGAAATTGGATAAGATGAATGATAGATTGGATAAGGCGATGGAGATAATAGATAATAAATCCAGGGAGGCAAAACAACAATCGTATATTCATGTTAACGAAGAAAATAAATAAGTAAAAATAAACAAAATAATAAACATATGAACGTAACAACAGTATTAAATGTAATTGGATGGGCTTGCTTGATGGTAAGTTGGGTAGCGCCTGTTTTTATGAAACGTAAAAGCGAATCGATGAATGCGAATAAGCATTTGGTAGGAATGTTATTTGGAGCGATTGCTTTAGGTTTTTTTGCAAGCGCGTTAGTAGTTAGTGCGATGAAGTAATGCGTTTTTACGCGCTTTTTATGCGTTTTTACGCGTTGTTTTTTGTGCTAATATTATACGTAACATGTGTCAAACGTAGTGAATGTGTAACGGCAATGTTCTTTGATTATTGTTATAGCGAAGCGGAACGTAGATAGTATGTGGAATGATGTGATAGTAGGTGACATGTGATGTTGTGTTTAATTCCAACTTTTTTCCTGCCTAACCACCTACTTTTTTGTCGCAAAAGGTATATACAACTTGTCGCTTTTTTTGGCAAAATTTTATACGTAAATTTACACTAAATAAATAAGTTATGACGTTATTGTACCTTGACGAAACATATTCTAATGCAGAAATAACTAATACTATAGTAGTGTTAGTGATAACGCTAGTTTTATATTTGTTGCGTAACACACCGCTAGGATTTTTATGGCAAATATACAAGTGGTTTCTGATAATACTATTCGCCACGTTACTAATTGGTGGTATTAAGAAAAGCATAAAAGATTGGTGGCAAGAATAAGTTCGTACATTTACTTAAACCAAAAATAAAAAAATGAAAAAAACAAACAACAACAAACCACAACGCGGCGTAACGTACAAATGTGTTAAGAGCTTCACCGATAAATGGGGTGATAGGGCTCGTAAGGGACAACGACTAGTGTATGACGGAAGCTTTGATTTTGATGGAGGAGTATATGTAATGAAACACGTATCAGGACGTGGCTACAACAAAGCGATTTTGTCAAAGAAATTTACGGAACATTTCATAGCGCTGAATCCAGTTAAATAGTTATTTTTTGGTTAATAATGATACACCATCACCCGTAATGGGTGGTGGTGTTTTTTTGCTATGTACCATTGTGAGCAGGCACAAGCAACCTACCTCTGATCCCTCCAGGTGCTGCTAACACCCGCCCGTCAACTGACAATGTGAATTTAAGTTTTTTTCTTTGCCCACCAACCGCTTTTATTTTTGTGTTGGGCAACGTTTTGTTTGTACATTTATTAAAACAAAAAGTATGAAAATAAACGAACGAGATTGGTTAGTGGGTGGTCATAAAATAGGCACCCAGCTTTTTTATAGCGAAGTTGAACCAGAATTGGTCGCAACGGAACCCGGCACCCGTGTTTTACCTGCCGCTTACTACTACGAGAAGAAGGTACGGTGCGAGCTGATGAAGCGTTACGAGCCGGGCGAGTACCACTTAATGGCGAATGGCGGCTTCGAAGTGTGGGTTGAAGACGGAGGCCGACGTTACTTTGAGCTTGATCAGGTAATTGTTCATCCAGACGTTATTCAACACGCCAAGCGAATGGAGCGAATGAAACTCAAAGCCGAGAAGGAACAAGCTAAGCGTGATAAAGCGTACGAGCGAGCTCAGCGTCGAGCGGAGAAAGGAGCCGGTAAGCGCGGACGTAAGGCTTTATCGCCGGAAGAGCGAGCTCGCCGCGAGGAAGAGAAGGCGGCTCGAGCGGTTAAATCCGGTGGACGAAGAGGACGTCCGAAAGGAGCTACAGTAGCAACGCCCAAAGTGTATGTTCCAACTGGTGGAAAACGTGGACGTCAGCCCCTAGATCCGGCGATCAAAGAGGCTCGCGCGCGCGAAGCAGCCGCTCGTAGAGCGAGATCCGGTGGTAAAAGAGGAAGACCAAAACGTAAATAAATTTGGTTCGGGCAAAACAAAATTGTAGATTCACATTGTTAATAAAAATTAAAAAACAAAAACAAAGGTTATGTCAACAGAAAACAAAACAACAAAGAGAGGTCGTCCAGTAGTAGCTAATTCAGCTCGTCAGGCAAAGTTAACAGCACGCGCAGAGCGTATTGAGAATGGTGGTTCAGTCGGTAGAGGCCGTCCATCAAATCCAAACAGCGCTCGTCAAGCTAAGATTGCAGCTCAAGAAGCTCGTAAGGCATCAGGTGTTGAAATCAAAGTTGGACGTCCTAAAGCAGTTAAAGCTGAAACTGTAGCTGCTTAATTAAGCACAATTCAGAACCTTGTCCCGTAAGGCAAGGTTCTTTTTTGTATCTTTACGTTAACCAAAATGAAAATTATGAAACACATCATTGAATTTGTTTTTGGCGTACGCGCCCAAGGAGAATCAATTCCACAACCAACTTTTCGATCCACTTTTCCGGCTGATCGCCCAGATGAGAGTCAGTGGGCTCAGGAGGTGAAGTTCGGATCCCGTTACGGGCACAGAGGTACTTTTTATCAAAGTAGGTAGGCACTGCTTTTTGTGTACATTTATTACGAACCAAAAATTAATAAAATGAAAAAACAAGTAAAAGATTATTATAATTTTCTTCAACAACAAGAAGGAGCAGATGAATTGGTAGGTGAATTAGATGAATTATTAGAGCTAGCTGATGGGTTTGAGAGTTTTGAGGAATTTGTTGCTGATGAAGTATTAAATTTAGAGGAACTTGATCCTGAATTAGCAGACAAAATCAGGAGTAAATATTTGTAATGTTAAAATAAAATGTGGTGGGTCAAAACCCATCACCTATATTCACGTTAACCAAAAAATTAAAACATGAAAAAAGTATCTGACATTTTGTATGTACCAGCTCCGCTTTCTTTTATTCAAATTAAACGTAACGTATACGAAGGTGTTTGTCCTTGGTGTTGTAACGATTTAGGTAAAGTAAAAGCTACAACATATGGTGAATTAGTAAGTAAGTTGTTTCCAATAACAGCAGATCATATGGGTACTTGTGTTAATGGATACGCAACTGAAATGAAAGTTACTATAAAGTAGGCACAACTTTTTTCGTACATTCCCATTAACCAAAAATAATAAAAATTATGGCAACAAGATCAAACATTGGAATTCTAAACTCAGACGGAACAGTTGATTACATTTATTGTCACTTTGATGGCTACCCAGAACACAACGGGGCTATTTTGAATGAACATTACACCACAGAGGGTAAAGTGCGTATGCTGATTGGGTTGGGTGATTTGAGTATCCTGGGAGAGGATATTGGTGAAAAACAGGATTTTAATAATCGCGTTAAGGGATGTTGTTTAGCGTATGGTAGGGATAGGGGTGAAACAAATTTCTCAGCACGTACCTGTTCATATGCAGACTACACCAAAGAATATTTTGAAGAGTATGTTTACCTGTTTACACCAGGAGAAGGATGGAAAATGAGAGCGTACGGAACAAATTATTGGACAGAATTAAATAACGTTTTAAAACAAATAGAAATTTAAACTCGGTCATACTTTTAATTTTAATGGTTAATGCGGCCTGGTGTTTCTACACCGGGCCTTGTTTTTTGTTAGTCAAAATTATTTACGTACATTTATGTATAATAAAAATAAAATTAAAACTATGGTAACAAAAGAACAAATGATCGAAGTAATTAAAGAATGGATTTGGTATGCTTTAGATGAAGGAATGAATGAAAAAGAAATAGATAAGTGGAATAAATTTATTGATGATTACTTTAGAGATAAAGGTAAAGTAATGAAAAAGGATTTTAAATTTATTTGGAATGAATTTGTTATGGAATGGGGAGTAGGTGATACAGGAGCTGATTCTGAATATTTTGAAGAAACATGGAATGATGTTAGAACAGGAATATTAGTGTAAAAATTAAATTTGTTAGTCAGAATTAGTTATGTACATTCATGTTAACCAAAAAATTAAAACTATGATTGTTAAGATTTATCATTATGATTGTTCGTCATTCAAATTATTAGATGTAGATGTTGTTGAGTGTAAAACTCAAGAAGAATGTGAGTTAGAGATTATAAAACATCATTACCAAATTGATTATGATAATTGTAATACAGATTTAAGTGAAGAAGAGTATATTAAAAAATATAAAGTAAATGACTTACAGTTTTATGAGAACTATGATTATGAAATTTGTTAGTCAGAATTAGTTATGTACATTCATGTTAACCAAAAAATTAAAACTATGACAGTAGAACAATTGATTGAAAAACTAAGTAAGTTTGATCCCAAAATGAAAGTGTTAGGTGAGTTTGATTCTGACGGTGACGATTTTATGGTGAAAGTCGACGTTAAGAAAGTGTACAAAGGTGATGGTTTTGATGATAGTTGGGATGGTGAAGGTGATGAAGATGAAAAAGAGTATTGTATAATACAATTAAAGTACTAAAACGTGGTGGGTCAAAACCCACCACTTATCTTCACGTTAACCAAAAATAAAAAGTATGTTTATTACACCACAAATCGGAATTTGTCAAGCAATTATTGGATTACCAGAACCAATCAACATTATTATTTTGAATTAAAGTGGTGGGGCAAAGCCCCACCCTTACCTTTCCACTGTAAATAATTAAAAAACCAAAATAAATAAGTTATGAAAACAAAAATCGACGGCCTGAAGACCAAATTGAACCAAGGAGAAGCAACATTTTCGTTTACCAAGAAAGATGGTACCGTAAGAGAAATGACGGCAACTCTAAACCCTGAACTGATTCCTGGTAATAGGGAATTAAAACAATCAAACGAAGACATCCTTAGGGTGTACGATTTGAAAGTGAAAGGGTTTAGAAGTGTACGTTTGAACTCGATCATGTAATTCTAAATCGGTTGATTGAAGTGGGTGGGCACAACGGCCCACCTATCTTCATCTCACAAAAATTAAAACGTATGAAAATCAAAAACTACAAAGAATGGGATTACACGTTGATCCTAGTAGCGCTAATGTTCCTGATCGCTTACCTAACCAGCTGTTCAACCCAAAAAGTTGTTTATCGAGTGGGAGACGGGTGGAAACAAGCATCCCAGAAGTCCGAAGTAACGGGTTGGGCAAGAACGATTAAGTAGATTCACATCACAATTATTAAAACCAAAAATTAAAAGTTATGAAAAAAGTAGAAAAGTTTTTATTAGGAATGGTTATTGGGTTTGGAATTTGTATGGTGTTATCAACACTAACAAGTTGTAACCGTTATGTAAGAGAAAGTAATAACGGAGAGTGTGGTGTTTGGTATCCTAAGAAGTGTAAAATCGGAACTAAGAATTGGTAAAATAAAACCGGGTGGGGCACAACCCCACCCTTACCTTCACGTTAACCAAAAAATTAAAAATTATGATCAGAAAAGAAACATTCCAAGCAACACAGTTCCTAACACTTGAAAATTCATTCGGTGTACTTAAAGAAGAAGACGGTGTATTATTAGATGTAACCGTAGGGATCAATTCAGATGATTACGGTTGGTTCGAGTTGTACGATGTAGAGTCAGGTGGTGATGATTGGTACGCTGAAGGCAGTTTACAGATCGAAGATAAAGCGATTACTGGTTACGATGGGGTATTTAGTTTACCGATCCCAGTGATTGATAAGTTGAGAGAGTGGGGTTATGATGTGAGTGAGGTTGAGTAAGATAAAGTGAAACGGGTGGGGCGAAACCCCACTCGTACATTCACCCCATAAAAATAAACACATGAAACAACAACCATTAAGCCAATCAGAAAAAATATCACTAACGATAATCGGAATAATACTGATGCTCGCTCTAATGTCCAGTATGACCAGCTGTAGCCGTTACGTATCAGTCGAAGACGCAGCAAACGGTAGAGCGCGCTGTGGACAATCACTTAGGTAAGTCAAAATACCAACCATACATTCACATTAACCAAAAATTAAAAAACATGACAAGTAAATCACTTCTCCGCCTATTCAGAATTATAATGGCATTCTTCCTGATCCTCTCATTTATGGCTTTCCATGAAGCCGATAATGTAATAGGGTTATTTGGGATGATGTTAACAGTAATGATGGCTATAGCTTACATTGCTGCTGAAATCATAAGTGCATTTGACGAGGCAAAACAGAAACAATAAATTCACATTAACCAAAAATTAAAACATATGAACGTAACAGAATTAAAACCCAACTACTCGATCTTCGGAAACAAAGGTAACGTATGGTCAAACACAGCCCACATCTATAAGTCGGGTGAAGGTAACCTGTGTGGAACACCGGCTCTAAGTAATAATTGGGCTCGGATCGAGGGAGTGAAAACGGTAGGCTGTCCAGAATGCCTAGTACGGTATAAAGCGGATACGATGTATTCCAACACTGATCCTAATATAATGGAACCAATCAGTTAAAATGAAAACGGGTGAGGCAAAACCTCACTCGTACATTCATCGTGTTGAAATGATAAATAAAAACTAAAAATTAAAACTATGAACAAAAAAGTAATGACTCCTGAAGGTAATGAAGGTATTATCCTTAAAGGTCCTATGGAATTTAATGATGAAATTAGGAATGAAATGGAAAGTAATTGGAATATGTATCAGGGATTAGATATAGATGATCCTGAGTATACTGAAGGAGAATGGTATTATGTTGAAGTAATTAGAGTTATAGATGGACCTAATAATATAGGAGAAAAATTATGGTGGCATGAAGCAGAATTATCATTTGAATAATTAAAATAAAATAGGACGGGGCAAAACCCCGTCCTTATATTTACATCAACCAATTAAAACCATAAACACATGATTACAACAAACGTAGAGCGCTTCATCGAACTCCAAACCGCAATCAACAACCAAATCGATCAGTACGGTCAAGCCGACGAGCAATTAGCCGACGAGCTGGATCAGCTGGGTGATCAACTAACCGACGCTGAGATCTCAGCGCTGTCCAACCTCATGTACGAGGATGCCGTTTCCGATGGCGAGTACGAGGAGTACGAGTGTTGAGTGAATTAAACCAACGATTTACTGGTAAGTGTAGGGGCCGTCGAAAGACGGTCCTTCTGCGTCGATATCGGACCGATAGCGTTTGATAGCGGCCCGTGCGCGGATTGATCGCGGGGTGCTCCCACGCTAATTGCGGTCCATCGACAGGGCGTGGTCGGCACAAAAAAAGCTGGATGTATTCTCAACGCAAACACAACCTTTACCCATCGACAGTATATACTAATATACTTGGCTCCAAAACGCGACTTCGTTTTTCGACTTAACCCTTTTGCGTACAAATTGCAAAATCCCAAAATCTCCTCTCGACACGTCTTTTTTGTATAGGCAAAGTATATACGTTATATTCACTACATGACTCTTTTAAATTATATCATTATGTGCATAGGATTTATCCTATGGTTTATTGTTGGATATAAAATAGGTAAGCGAAATGAAAAATAATACAAATAAAATAATAGCCAGTCTACCACCCAACTCATTCACATTCTCTCTAAAAGATAATGAACCTATCATTGTTATTAACGAGAAAGGGTTTAAATATAAAGGAGAGCTTATTGAAGACGCCGGTGAAGTATATAGATTATTCAAAGAATTTTTAACTAAAGCCAACACAATATGACACCTAAATTCATAACACTAACAAGATTTGACGGAGCTAATATATACATCAACCCAATTAGTATTACAGCACTAACCCCTTCAACTTATCCCGAAAGTAAAGATACATATGTATACGTCTTTGGCAGAAACGATTACTTTAGAGTTAGAGAGCAACAGAAAGAAATTATAAAACTAATAGAAAATGATACCAGAACAAACCAAGATTTGTAAAAATTGTAAATATCTATTATGGATGATAGGTATAGGCCAAGGATTAAGATGTGGCTACGATATGAAAGCAACATTCCAAATACCATCGTCACAACACACTTGTAAAAACTTTAAAAACAAAAACTAATGGAAAAACTTTATTTATCACTTACATTTATTGTAATTAATATTATATTAGCATATATTGATGCTAGGCGTATTAAACAAGGAAAGCACATCTATCACGGAATAAATGGAGCTATTTATGGATTATTATGTATAATTGGATATGTATTTGTACCAGATCTATGGGTAATACCAGCTATGCTAGTATTACGTATTCCTGTTTTTAATACATCACTTAATTTATTTCGTGGATTACCATACGACTATACAAGTAAAACCACAACATCTATTATTGATCAATATTTTACTAATAAAATAGTAGAAAAAGTAGGCTATTTTAACTATTGCTTTATTATGTTGTGGGTAGTATTCACCCTATTATGTTTACAATATGCATAAAGTAACAGACATATTCCTAACTAAAGAGGCGTTCGAACAGTATGCTATACGCTTACGCGAAGAAAAAGCTCGCGAATATGGAATGACACTGGAAGAGTGGGACGCTGCAGTACTGAGTGGACAAGTAGTTAGCCCTAATACCCAGCAATCTGCTCCCCCTAGTGGCAGTATATAATAATATAAAAATAATCAGGTTATGAAACGTGTAACACCAGAAGAAGCACATTATTACATCAAATTATCTCCAGGTAAAATTCGCAAAGCAGATGCGTTTACTTTAATTAAAGAAGAAGACGGATGGGAGCGCGTGATTTATTTAGCCAACGCTGTTTTAGACCCTTCAGGCGCTGTTCGCGCGCCTGAGTATGTGTACGTGCTCGTCAACAAAAGCGTACCAAATATGGTTAAAATTGGTATGACTACTAATACACCCGACGAACGTGCTCGCCAAATATCTACTGCAACTGGTGTCGCTACGCCATGGATTCCCGTTTACTCATTCCAATGCTATCGCTCCGATCTATTAGAGGAGGAAGTGCATATTCATTTACATGAATATCGTGTTAGTAAGCATCGTGAAATGTTTGCGATTGACTCGCATACTGCGCAACGTGTTATTGAAGAGCTTGGATATAAGTATTCTACTGCGATGTGGGATCATAATGGGCATCGGGAATAATATATTTATTGGTATGAAAACATACAAAATAAAATTAGAAGATAAAGCAGCATTGATAAATGCTTTAAAAAAGATTGATATCGGTGTAGGTAGCTACAGTATAACTGATAATTTATTGGATGGTTACTTTGAGGTGACCTTTAATAGCCCTCAAGACGAAGAAATGGCTAAAGATATTTTGAAAACTCATAGTGGTATTGATCAGCTAAAGGAAGTATTACGCAAAATTATACGTGCCGAAGTTAAAAGAAAATTTGGAGGTGTAAAAAATCTTTCGTAGCTTCAACCTACGCGCGGTTTGAAAGGTTAGGGGGAAAGAGAGAAAGGATAAGGGGAATGAGGGAACATGAAGGTGCGTATATTTATATGTAAATATATATTATGAGATACAAAAACAATGTATTAGATAAGTTAAATCAAACCGATTCTTTAGTTAATCGTTTGGCGGTTCAAATAAATAGGAATGTAAATAGAGATGAGGTTATGGAAACATTAACAATGTTGAAAGAACAAATCGAATCTACTCGCGAAATGATTTCTATTGAATCTGATGAATTTGAACAGCAATTTAGACCAAGATAATTATGAATATAGTTTTGTGGGTTATATTAGTTCATATTATTGAACTAGCCTTATTAGGCGGATATCTTTTAGTTAGAAAAAATAATAAGTTAGAAAAAGTAATAGCCGATCAACAACAATACATTGATGCTATTAGTATTATTATTGATGATTCTAATGAAACTATTAAAGAATTAGATAATCGTGGTGCTTTTGAAGCCGATGATGAAGTTGGTACTTTCTTTAGAAATTTAAAAGAAATTCAAAACGTTCTAAATCAATTTAATACTCGCAAAAACTAGTTTGGTTACGGTATTTTTTGTTCATACATTGTATAAAAACAAAAATACATGACAACATACTACGAAGAAGATAATTTAGATCTATTTTTAGATGATAGCGACAAAGTCGCTTTAAATAAACGAGGTCAACCCCGTAAACGCAAACCTAAAGAGCCCCGCATATATTTTACTGAAGATACTGAAAATGCTATTGTTGAGTATCTTTCCCTCACTGATCAAGATCAACGTAACAGATTATATAGTGATCGTATCGAATATGCTTTCTATAAGTTAGCTGAAAATATTATTCATACATTTAAGTTTTATTACACCGATACTGACACAATTGAGGAGTTAAAGCATGAGGTTGTAACATTTCTACTTGAAAAACTCCATTTATATAACCAGGATAAAGGTAAAGCATATTCTTATTTTGGTACTATTGCTAAACGCTATCTTATTGTTTATAATAACAACAACTATAAGAAATTACAAGAGCGTGCTGATGTAGATGAGCTAGATGAAGACAGAGAATTTCTACATAAAACCCTCCAGGATAATGAAAATAATGAAGATTCTGATAGTTTTATCGATCAATATGTTCGTTATATAGACAAGCATCTCTATCAATTATTTCCCAAAACACAGGATGCTAAAACGGCTGATGCTATTGTTGAATTATTTCGTAAACGCGAATCATTAGAAATATTTAATAAAAAAGCATTATATATCTACATTCGCGAAATTACAGACACTACTACTCCTCACATTACCAGGGTAACTAAAAAGTTAGATACGTTACGTACTCGTTTATATAATGAATATTACGAGCACGGGTATATAAGAATCTAAGTATATTATATTTATTGGTAAACGCGATTTATGGCTAATTTCGACGATATAACCCTATTTGGTAGTACATCACTATCTGATATATTTAAACAAATACATCGTAATAATAAGGATACTGACAAACAGATTAATGAATTAATTGATGCTCTTAAACCACTTGCATCATCTAATGCAGGCTCTGCAGTAATGTTAATGCCTACTGTCAAAGATTTAATTGATGTTAATGTAAAAAATAACGAACAATTAATTAAAATGGCAGGTATTGCTCAAAGAGCAGCTACTAATAACGGACCTTCTACACCAGCTGATTTTTTCGATCCAGCTGAAATACAACAGTTATTGGAAGAACAACGTGCTGTGCAAGTTGAGGGTCAAAAATTATTACAAACAACCGAGACTATCCAACACCAAATTGAGAATAAATGACAGTAGTAAGACAAGGTTTATCTAGATTTTCAACAGGTATATCTAATGCTTATGGTAGTATAGGTGGTAACCAATCCGCTAATATGTCTATAGGGGTTGTTTTTGGAGTTATTACTACTCCAAATACTCCTACCCCAGAAATATACGAAAAAAATGGAGGTAGTGCTGGTATAGGAACTATTTTTTATTTAGAATACAATAATATTAATAAAAATAAAAAACCAGAAGATGTTGCTTTAAATACTTGCCTTCCAGCAAAACCTCTTTTTCCATTTGTTAATGATTATCCTTTAGAAGGAGAAATTGTAATATTATTTAATGCTCCCTCTCCTGATTCTCAAAATTCTCCTACTGTTGCCCCAACATATTATCTCCCTCCAGTTAATTTATGGAATAGTCCTCAACATAATTCTCCTGTAAATGATAAATGGAAAACTTTTATTCAAAGTAAAGATATTAAATCTTTATTATCATTTGAAGGAGATAGAATATATCAAGGTAGAAAAGGAAATGGAATAAGATTTGGCACCACAGTTAAGTTAAATTCTGATTTAAATGAATGGAGTAGTGTTGGTAATGATGGAGATCCTATTACTATATTAGCAAATGGATATGCAACTACAGATTCTTCATCTCCTCATGTTGAAGAAATAAATAAAGAAAAATCCTCTATTTATTTAACAGCCACACAAAAACTCCCACTACAACCAGGAGCTAGTATAGTAAATCCTCGGGTTAATACTATTAAACCAAATAATTATTATTCATCTCAAATAATAATGAATAGCGATAGAATTACTCTTAATGCTAAGAAAGATGAAGTATTGTTATTTGCCAAAGGTAATATTGAATTAAATACAGATAATATAATTAATATAAATGCTGGTAGAGTAACTCATATTAACTCACCTTCTATTAATTTAGGAACTAAACCAGATGGCTCTTATCCAACTGAGCCTGCAGTATTAGGAGGTCAATTAGTATATGCTTTTGATATATTAATAGGAGCTTTATCAAAATTGGCATCAAGTCTAACATCAGCCGCTGTACCTACTACAGAAGGAGGAATAGCGATCCCTGCTTGTAAAGATGCAGGAACTCAATTATTTGCAGATTTATCACGTTTATGTGACCAAGTAGAAAAATGCACTTCAACTAAAGTATACACAGCATAATGTCTAGTCCAATATTACCTATTAATTTTAATAACCCACCTTCTCTTCCTGCTAAAGGTGATATATCTTCTTTAGCGAATAAAGATACTATTAATACTTTAAATAATGTTAAATCTCCTACTACATTTGGAGACCAAACTAAAACACCAGGTCAAGTTGTTAAAGCTACTACAGGAAATTCTACTTTAGATAAATTAAAAAAAGAACAAGAAGAGTTAATAAAAAGAGAAAAACAATTAGATGAAGATTATAAACAACTCCAAGAAAAAAATAAAAATAATCAAATTGAGTTAGAAAAATTAAAAGTCAATTACGACATAGAGAAAAAAACTATTCAAACTCAAAAAGATCAAATTCAAAAAAGTATTGATGATATTTTAAAAGATCCTTTTAAGAAACAAAAAAACGGAAATAAAAATTTAAAAAATAGACTAAAAAATAGAAAAAAGAAAAATAGAGAAGAACAAAATAAAGCTAAAAAACAAGCATCTAATGCTGTATTAAAAAATTCTAAGAAAAATTTACCATCTATTTTAGCTTTACTTTTAACAAATAAAATAGCTGAAGTTGTAGCACAAAATGGAAAGATACAAAAACTAGTAGATGATACTAATGCTATAATAACAGATGCAAATGAATCTGGAGATCAAACAAAACTAAATGCTGCTAAAAATGCTAGAAATAGTGCTATACGAATAATACAAAATAATGAAGAAAAAATTAATGCAATAAGAAGCCAAATTCAAAGAATATCAACTTACATTAATATATTTAATGTCATTATAAATATAATATCTGCTATACCGCTTCCTACTTCTGTTCCTCCCGGTGTAGGTATCCCAACCAGTGTAATAATTAAATTTGTTAAAATATTAGAAAAAGCAAATAAAATATTATTATCATTAAGTGCCTTAATTCCCATCTTATTATCTTCTTTAGATAAAGCTATAGCAACACTACAGGATTTAAAATCACAATTATTAGATATTAATAGACAATTAGATAAATCTGCTACTGATAATACTTTAGGAGCTGCTTCTCTTTTAAGTAGTCCTGACTTATTTGGAGCTACAAGTGAAACTTATAAAGGATATAAATTTGCATTAAGAGAAGAAAATAATCCTAGATTTAATGTAAGAGGATTTAAACGCCATTATGCTGTAGCTATTGATGCTAGTAATGTAGAAGTATTAAAAAGTGAATATTCATTCACGTTAGATCCAAATGACCTGATAGAACAATTAAAATTAGCAATAGATAATCAAGGATTAACAACAGGAAATGGATTATCTTCTCCCAAGGGTAATCCTAATCCATCAAGTACTACTTCAACTTCCCCACAGCAGACTAATCAGCCACCAACTGCTATTAGTGGAATACCATCATCTTCAGTTATATCACAATTATCACGATCAAAAGAAAAACCACCCCAACCTAAAGTAATAGTAGGTCCCGCTGGTGGAACAACAGCTAAAATTCCATTAGGAGTAGTAGAAAAAGCAAGACTTGTGGCTTTAGCAGCAGCGTCCGGCCCTAACCCAGCACCTAAAATAGATGTTGCTTTTATAATAGCGGCCGATACAAAATGGCAATCTGATTATAAAAAATATCAAAGACGTATAGCAGGCAGCGCAAATACAACAGTTTAAAATATTTATTCATATGAACGTAAAATTATTTAAAAAATTAATTAGAGAAGCAGTAATCGAGGCACTTCATGAAGAATTGCCTGATATTATTAATGAGACATTAGCTAGACAAAATAAACAATCTATTAATGAAAATAGAACATTTAATTTTACTAGTGCTGATGTACCGTCATTTCCTCCAGGAAATGTACGTGAATCATTAATGGCTAAAATGGGTGCTGAATTTGGTTTTCAACAACCACAACGCAATGATTTAAAAGTTATTGATAAAGTTGATGAATCAACAGGTGAAAAAATAAACCCATACTTAAATTTTATTGCGGACGCAGCGGCTAATATGACACCAATGGATAAATCAGGACTAAGAAACTTAGAATAATATGCCTATTCCATTAACAACACAAGTTAACCCACTAGATCTGCAAGGTAATGTTGCAGTTGGAATATCTTTACCTTTTAATGGCCCATCAGGACCCTTTAATAAAACATATAGTACTAAAGATCAAATTAAATCTAATTTAGTCAATTTATTACTTACTAATAAAGGGGAAAGGATGTATAATCCAGAATTTGGTGCCGATTTAAAAAGAGTATTATTTGAAGGAATAACTGATGATATAACGGAAATAATTAGTAACCTAATTAGAAGTAATGTTTCTATTTTTATTCCTGAAGTAACAATTGTAAATGTAGATGTAGTAAAAAAAGAAGATACTAATACTATATCAGTTACAGTTCAGTATAGAATAAACATATCTGGAGAAGCAAATCAAATAACAGTACAATTTATATAAAATGGCAGAAAATAGTGTATCTTTTTTGAATAAAACTTTTAATGACTTTAAGACTAATCTTATAGATTATGCTAAAACTTATTTCCCCAACAGTTATAGTGATTTTTCAGACGCTAACCCAGGAGCTATATTTATAGACTTAGCATCATATTTAGGTGACGTTTCTTCATTTTATTTAGATACTCAAGTACAAGAAAACTTTTTATTGTATGCTAAGGAAAAAGAAAATTTATATGCTTTATCATATATGCTAGGATATCGTCCCAAAGTATCCTATGCTTCTACTGTTACCGTAGATATATACCAACAAATTCCTTCTATAATTAACGGGGCTCAAACTATCCCCGATTATAGTTATGGTCTAGTAATACCTGAAAATACTGTACTAACTTCAGCTAGTACAGGAACTAAATTTTTAACTACTGATAGAGTAGATTTCACCGATTCTAATAATACTGAAGTAACATTTTTAAATGTCAATTATTTTTTACTTAAAAAACAAGTAAAAGCTATATCTGCTGAAATTAAATCTACTACTATATCTCCTTCAATAGGGCAAAAATTTCAAACTTTTACTATTTCTGATACTAATATATTACAAATATTAGATGCTACTGACACTAATGGGAATCGCTGGTATGAGGTACCTTATTTAGCCCAATCTTCTATTTTACAATCAGCAACAAACCCAAATTATCAATCAGATGGTGTACCTTATTTAGTAAATTATCAAAGAGTACCGCGCCGTTATGTGTCTCGTTTCCTATCAGATGGTACATTACAGTTAGAATTTGGGGCAGGATTATCAAACTCATCAGATACAACAATATTACCTAATCCTGATAATATTCAACTTGGATTAGTTCCTGGTGTAAGTAATATATTAAATAATTTTAATAAAGCTACTCCATTTTTTACTCAAGAATATGGTTTAGCTCCAAATAGTGATATTACTATAAGATACCTTGTAGGAGGAGGAGTTACATCTAATATATCATCTAATGACCTAACTACAATAGATGTCAATGCTGCCTATTTTCCTAGTGGAGTTACTGGTCCTATAGCAGATTATATTAAAAATAACACAGTAGCTTCTAATAACCCTACCCCAGCAGCTGGTGGTAGAAGTGGTGATCAAATTGAAGAAATTAGACAAAATGCATTATATGCCTACCAATCCCAATTACGTGCTGTAACTAGAGAAGACTATATGGTTCGTGCTTTATCACTACCAACTGATTATGGTTCAATAGCTAAAGTATATGTTACACAAGATGTAGCTAGTGAAATGTTAGCTACACCAACAGTAGCAACTACTGAGGAACGTAATCCATTATCATTAGACATGTACATATTAGCTTATAATACTAATAAGCAGTTAATAACAGCAGCAACTACATTAAAAGAAAATTTAGCTGCTTATCTTAATCAATATAGAATGGTTACTGATGCTATCAATATTAAAGATGCGTTTTATATTAATATTGGTGTTAATTTTGATATAGTAGTAGCTAGTGGATATAACAACAATGATGTTGTAACTAATTGTATAAATACTTTAAAAGATCATTTTAGTATAGAAAAGTGGACTATCAATCAACCTATTATATTATCTGATATTACATATAAATTATTACAAATTAAGGGAGTCCAAACAGTGTCTAAACTTGAAATTATTAATAAACAAGGAGGAGACTATTCCCAGTACGCGTATGATATACCAGGTGCAACAAAGCAAGGTACTATATATCCCTCACTAGACCCAAGTGTATTTGAAGTTAGATACCCTAACACAGACATACAAGGTAGAGTAGTACCTTTTAGTATCTAAAAGCTATAAGCTACCATATTTATATGTAGTAATCATGTAATTATGGCAATTTACAAAATATTCCCGGAAAAATCCGCAACTCTTTATTCATACTACCCAACAACTAATGCTGGGTTAGATGAAATACTAGAACTTAGTACATTCGAAACTATCGAAAGTACGTACGAAGTAGCTCGTCCTATTATTAAATTTCCGCAAGCCGAAATACTAGATATAATTAATAATAAAGCTAGTGGTTCTACATGGAATGCTTATTTAAAATTATCATTAGCTAATGCATCTCAAGTACCTTTAGATTACACTATATTTTGCCATCCATTAGCCGCTGATTGGAACGTAGGTAGTGGCCGATTTGGAAATTCACCTGCTACTACAGATGGCGTAAGTTGGCAATTTAAAGATCAATTAAGCGGAAGCGGATGGTTAGACACAATTCCTACTGGTACTACGGGATCATATAATCCAACAGGCAACACAGGAGGTGGTTTATGGTGGACTGGTTCATCATATATAGCTAGTCAATCATTTAATCATGTTGATTCGTTTGATATTAATTTAAATGTAACTAATACTGTAGGGGCATGGACAGGTAGTGTATTTTCAAATTATGGTTTCATATTAAAACACAGCAGTTCATTAGAATTTACATCTGCTTCTAAATTTGAAACCAAATATTTTTCAGGAGAAACACATACCATATATCCTCCATGTTTAGAAATAAGGTGGGATGATTTTATATACTCTACAGGATCTTTACAATTTGTTACATCACCTAATATAGTAGCTACATTAGCTAATAACAAATCCGAATACCAACAAAATTCTGTACAACGATTTAGAGTAAATATTCGCGATAGATTTCCTGCTAGGGCATTTTCGTCTACATCTGTATATTTAAATAATAAAGTATTTCTTAGAACAGATGTTCCACTTTATCAAATAAAAGATTTGGATACCGAAGAAATTGTCGTAGATTATGACTCAACTTATACTAGAGTATGTGCTGATCCAACAGGTAATTACTTCGATGTTTACATGAATGGATTAGAACCTGAACGTTATTATAAAATATTAATTAAAGTAACTATAAGTGGTACAACATTAGTATTAGATGATAATTATTATTTTAAAGTTATAAGATAATATGTCGCAAATTCCTATAGAAAAAACAGTATTTGATAAAAATCAATTTGGTAGAGTAATTAATACTCAATTTAGTCAATTACTTAATAATGAAGGTGAAGGGGAAACACCTACCTTTACGTTAGAGGATTTTTTTCAACTATATGAAGATTTATTTTATCAAATTCCAAAAGAAGGTGACACCGATTCACATAGGTATATTTTAGAAAAAGAAGCAGAATATTTAGGAATAATCATAAGCCAGGACGATATTCAGGCATTATTAGATGAAATCACTAATCTAAGACAACAAGTATTAGATACACAAACTGCTCTTGATGAACTAAGTAAAGCAACAACAAATAGATAATGGCAAGTAATATAAAAATAGTAGGTAATATATTAAGTACTACCCAAGTTTCGCGTTATTCTGAGGATGATCTTAAATTAATTGCATCACAAAGAATACAAGAAGATTTTGGTGGAGAAAATGACTATATAGAATATCATATATATGATGTAGCAGATAACCTACTTAATACCAATTATAATTATTTAAAATATAAATTACCATCTACTGTTTCTCTCAAACCAGGAGTAACTACTCTCCCTAATACAACCGGAGAAATTCAGACAGAAAATATTGGTATTGACTCAACTTTAGCTACACCAACAAGTTCATTATATCCTATCATTGAAATAGATCCTGTTCAAGATTTACAAGATTTAGGATATTCATCTGGTGAGTTTAAAGTTAGATATAATTTATTTCAAACCAAATTATCTAACTATATTGATTCTGCTCTATTTGTTAAAGAAATATCACAAGATAGAACAGAAATACGATTAGCATCTACTACTTTAACAAATGATGAAATTGAGTCTGTTACTTTATCTCTTATAGATGAAATAAATACTTCACCTTATTATGTAAGTTATTTACTTAATTTTGGGGATAATAAACAATATGTTACTGTTAATACAGCATTAAATAAAGCTCCTGAAGGATACGAGGTATTATTTAAATTATACGAACCATTACCCCTAGAAGTACAGGAAAAACAAACATTATGGCTTGTTGAAGAAAAAGTTGAGCCATATATTTTTGATATTAATCTAGATAAATTAATTACTCCTCCACCGCCTCCAACATTACGCGGCCCTAATTTTGATATTCCTATTAGTGAAAACCAAGGAACTGTATCTTCTACATACCAAACATATGATGCCTTAGTAAATAATATACAATCACTACAGCAAAATTCATATCATCAAATATTAAACTTACTAGCAACTCAGAGTATTAATATAAATGTTGATTATGCTAATTATAATAATTTTGTATTTTTTGGATCGGCAAATCAACGCCTAGCAAATTTTCGCAACAAATTATTAGATATTGAATTCTACACAAATTATATAAATACTAGCTCATCACTAGCTACAACTACACCTAACTTATCATCCGAATTAAATAGGTACTCAGCTAGCATTAATGATATTATTTCTAAATTTGATGGATATGAGCGTTATTTATATTTTGAATCAAGTTCATACGCTTGGCCTAAAATATCAGCAACTAAACCATTTACACTTTATTCAGTAACATCATCACAAGCTATAACTTGGTATAATACTAATATAAGTACTGCTCAAAGTTATGATGCTACTAATTACAATAATTTAGAGTATGCTGTTCCTGTTTATTTAAAAGACGATACAAATAACCAACCATTCCTTACTTTCCTAAATATGGTTGGTCATTATTTTGACAATATTTGGATTTATCTTAAAGCAATAACTGATATTAATTTAGCTAATAATAGTTTAACTGAAGGTATATCTAAAGATTTAGTATATGAGCGTTTAAAATCATTAGGTCTTAAATTATATAATAGTCAAGCAGGTGAAAATGTTAACCAATTTTTAATAGGAGCTAATACTGGTAGCAGTACATGGGACAATAATATTACAGTTACAGGTAGTTATTTAAATAACATACCACGTAAAGATTTAGTAGCAGAATTATATAAGCGTATCTATCATAACTTACCATTATTGTTAAAACAAAAAGGTACTGTTGCTGGTTTAGATACATTAATGACTATTTTTGGTATACCAAACCAAACATATTATACAATAGGTAGTAGCTCATTTTATACTCCTACCGGTAGTGCAGCTACCGCTAGTATACTAAATGTTAAAGAATATGGTGGTGGGCTTAAAACAAGTCTAATACAAGGCTATAATAATGATAAAGTACGTATTGTACAAAATACAATCACAGGCAGCGTATTATCACCAATATTAAGCTTACAAACATTTCCTACAGACGCTAATGATTTTAGAGAAAATGATTCACACTACATTGACATATCATTTTCACCTCAAAATCAAATAGACAATTATATATCAGGAGCAATAGCATCTAATAACCCAACATGGAGCTTAGATGATTATATTGGTGATCCTAGACAACAATATAGTTCATCCTATATTGATTTAGACGCTCAACGCAAATTATATTTTGAAACTGGTGTAAGTGGATATGCTCCATTTACATCATCATTATTAGACTATAATGGATTTATTCGTTTAGTAGAGTATTTTGATAATTCATTATTTAAAATGCTTGAAGATTTTGTTCCTGAGAGAGCAAGCTTATCTACAGGCGTTACAATAAATTCACCTGTATTAGAGCGTAATAAAGTTGTATATGCTAACCCAACTGCTACTACAACACAAAGTGTGTATGAGGGAGAAATACCAACAACTGCAATATCAACTCAATATGGTACTTTCTATAATGCATTATCATCATCCAATAATACTATGGGGTGGTTTGATGGTGAATTAAGTGGTAGTATTGTAGATGTTAATCAATACTTTGAAGATAACTATAATCCATATTTACAACCAACAGGAACAATAGACCAAAATATATTTCAACATTCTGATTGGAATGTATTACTAAATAATGTTTCTAAAAGTGTACAATCAATTGTTAGACAAAAAATAGAATATATTGGTGAAGATTTTCGCCCAACAAGTAGTATACTAGTTCCTGCTGAACTACAAGATAGTTATTTATCATTACAATCATACAATCGTTCGCGATATGAGGGATCTAAAACAAATAGTTTACTATATAACATATATACTCCACCCTCTGGAACTTATGAGGGGGATAGCTCATATGGAACTACAGCTGCTTTAGATAGATATGTCAATAAAATAGGATTATTTACTCAAATAAAAAATACAACACTAACTAAAAGAAACAGTGTAGTTTTAAAATATCTTGTAGATAAAGATGGCAATCTAACAGAATTAAATGAAAATAATAAAAACTGGTTTGAAGTACAAAATACTTTTAAACCATATGAGTATGTTAATGTATCTTTATTTGATAATCAAAAATATTCTAATCAAAAATATGTAAACGGAGATAAATATATTTTTAATAGTGGTTACAACTATGCCCCTATACTGTATTCTCTTAGAGACCAAGATAATGTTTATTTTGAAAATATAGGAACAGATGCCTCTGCTTATTTTTCCAGAGCTAATTTTTTATCTTCATCTTATTATATTTCTGGTAGTACTCCTTTAGGGTATCCTATATCTAATAGTATTATAACTCGCATATTCAATAATATAACAGATGGAGCTGCTTACTTAACAACAGGATCTTCCCCTACTTTTTATCCAACGTATACTGCTCAAGAAACAGGGAATCATACCTTTAGTGCTGGTATTCAATTGAGTTTCACAACATCAAATGCACCCTGTACTTATTCTTTTGCTTTAGGGGTATATCTTACCAGCTCAGCAGCTTCTGGATACCAACTAATA